TTTTTTTTTAGAAAAACCCTAATCGTTATCGCGAAAGAACGCAATTAACAAGAAAACTAGGGGTTAAAGTCTAGTACGAAAGAATTTTTAATCCTAATTTAAACCTCTAAACCAATAAAACTCAAGGCTGAACCTTAACACACTTAACTAGTGAGACTACATCCACCCCGTGGGTGGTTCATCGTACTAGAATGTGATAAGGACCCCACTTTCGCATGGGGTGACCACCAAGAGGGTAGTTGCGGAAACAAAGGAAGAAGGAAAGACCTATTAAGAAATTTCTTCTGAAGTTTAAATGTGTCTGACGCGACGAATGCGCGGGGCTCCAATGAGGTAGCCAAAGCTGAAATCGTCACCAGCTGCCTCATACAAATTGTATGCACCGAAGCAATTACGAATCCCACCAGCGTCAGTAGTGCCAGTAGATGGACTCTGGGCGAAGGCCGAGTCGCTGTAATACGCGTACATGGGACGATCCATGCCTTTAGGGTCAAGAGAACGCATGATGTCAACCTTGCTGCGCCTGATAATGGGCCCATCCACGTCCGAAATCGCCCCTTCTCCTACGAGAGAGATGGGAGTTTGGGCGTAGTAGGGGACCTCAAATTCGATGGTGCCATTGAGATCGGGGTACACGTAATGCTCAAATGTTGATGAGGTTTGCTCATTAGTAAAAGTGCCAAGGACGGGTTTGTCGAGACTCCCGTTCTCATCGATGTTTGTTGATCGTCGCACTATAAGGGGATCAGTTGGTCGAATGGCGTCATACTCAAACCCATCAACCGCGGTAGCATAGTCATCCCGTGTCGCGTCGTAGGCATAAGCAGGACGCATCCCTTGATTAGTGCATCGCAAGCCATTGGTTGAAGGAGTGGCGAACTTGTACCTCCTCGAACCTCGCCAAAATCTATAAAGATATGAAATGTAATACAGTGGGCAACGAGCGGGAGGTTGCACCACGGCTTCAAAATAATCTAAAGTCAAATTCCCGTTTGCGTCTCGTGTCGACGGGTACTGGACAATTTGCCACTGGTTAGAGCCTGTAGTCGAAGTTTCCCCAAAGTAAGCAGGATCAATCCGAATTGCATTAAAAAGATAATCGTCATTATTCAAGGGAATTGGTCCGGGAAAAGCGTAGCCAATGCCAGTCTCACTTTTATAAGGAAAAGGTTTGCCCATTGATGTAAGACCAAAACGTTTAATAAGCTGTCGGAGACTGGTTATTTTCTCGCCGATGCACAGTTGTTCTGCCATAGTATGATCCATCATGCCCATAGGAAACACAGTTGTTGATGTGTCTTGCACTTGCTCGTTATGCTCAATGGCAGTTGATGTCAAATTGAAAACCTGAGCTTTCCACTCCAATTCCGGATCTTCTTGAAGTTCACCCAATTCAGAGACAGGTTCAGCGATAGCAAAACGCGCAAAATCAGGTATGGCATAAGCGATGTCTTCGCCGCCAGATATCCACATATTCAAAGGCACGTTGTCCGCAACAGAATCCGAAGCTCGTCGCAATTCATTGAGAACAGTGACAGTGATCGTGCCGGTAGAATATTTTTCCTTCTCCCACCTTGTGTCATTGTATGGTCCAAGCCAAACTTCTTTCCAAGGAACATTGGACACGTATGGCACCTCAAACTCAAGCTCTGAAGAGACACTCAAATCAAGGATCCAATTATAAGCATTTTCAACCTCCGTGGGAGGAAAGAATGCACTCTGCCCGTAAATCCCAGGGTGATAAGTTATCCTCAATCTCCCAGTATGAAAAGCAGTTTTGGCTGCAGCAAGCCTATACTTGATAGTGCCTCGCCATTGCTGAAACATGGATGCAACAAACGCCACTGTGGTTGGACTATAAGTATCCATTCCTTGAACGAGACCAGGCGCGACTACGTTGTAATGTACAGTTGTGCCAACAGCGTCATTCACAGACCAAGGAATACCGGAACGGAAAAGACACGACTTAGACGAGACATACGTAAGGTCCATTTCGTCCACCTCCGTTGAGAAAATTCCTCCGTCATATGTTAGACCATTGTCAGGCATTGCTCCGAGCTTTGAAGAAAGGTCAATACCATCAACATTTGTGTAACCCTTGGCGGGTACATTGATGTATGGGCAGTTCTTATCAAGATTGGTAGGTTTATTCCAGCCAACTGCGGACGCCGCACCTCCAATGGCACGTGATACCCATTCAACTGGTCGCATCCAGCTGCCAAGAATGGGAACGGAGCCAAGTACAGAAGCCGCTGAAGCAACAGCGTTGGCAACACCAGAGATGGGGGGTCCAGAAGTGGCGGCATGTTCTTCGGAGCCAACTTGTGCAGTCCACACCTCTTCATCAGCAACAAAGCCTACCTGTGCAGTCCACACCTCTTCCTCGCCGGAGGGAACGGGGGGGACAAGCACTGGTTTGGAAGTAGGCATGGCAAGCTCAATGTCCTCAAACCAGGCAAAGATGGTAAAATATGCTCCTACAGTGAGAGGCGATGTGCCAGACTGGATGGGATTAATCGGCACAATGTACATCTCACCCATGTTAGAATGAGAATCAAGCAAATTGAAATGGGACAAAGGAGAACAATATGGCATCTTAATCTCGACGGGTGCATTGCTGCCAACGTCAATTTCAACTCCAGGGAACCCCGTAGCGTTGGGTAGGTTGTTGGGCTGAGCGCCACGATTCGAAACGTCATCAAAAGGTGCGAAGAAAAGCCAATATTTGCCACTCATGAAAGGGGTGGCATTGAAAATAAGGCGAATTTTGACATTTGCTCGAAAGAAAGTGAAATAATCAAGCTTCTTGACAACGTTTGTAGAATTTTGAAAGATGACATCAGGAAATTTCAGATTGACCGTCGTGAAAGCGTTGTTAAATTCCCCTTCCGAAACTTTCACAGGACGGCGAAGAATGGCATGAATATCATGCAACTTGTCATCTTCCGCCATTTTTGTCCATGCAGTCACAGATGATATATGTGGCTTTTCGTACGACTGGATGTTAGAATCGTCGACGAATGTCGTGATCTGCTGAACGTCTTCTTGCGGCCCAATATGGGACAAATCTTGATTTTGTGATGTAGCAATCGATTGAGTTAGCTAACTCCCAGTCGCTCGATTAAACGGATCTGGTCAAAAGCGCCGAGCTGGTAGCCTGGATTTTAGGCGGCACACACCAGCCAGTAGAGCCGAAACTCTCCGCCCTTCTAAAACGAAGACCAGAGACCGGACTTTGCTGCTCCCTCCTTGCGGCGATTAGAGAGAGCTCCTAGCTCTGGATTTAGTTGCAAGCAGCTGCCAGACGCCCATACTTCTTGGCCTCGACAAATCGGTATTCGTCATAAGTCAAGAAGAGTGGGCGCGTCCGAAAGCTGCGAGCTGCCTGTTTGTATTTTTCAATCCATTGGTCAAAAGTCTCGCGTCCATGCAAGGAGAGCTCGAAAGCCGATGTTTCCATGTTTTCAACCGTCCTCTCCTCATGGTCAAAATCGCCCTTCACCCAATTGGTCATCTCAAGGACAACAGACAGATCCAGTGGGGCTATGTACTGATGTTCGCCTTCGTCCCACTGAAATCCACGCTTGAGGTAGCTAATTTCGCCGATGGAACGGTACGGAATCATGTCACCAGATTTTGCCTCATCAGTGTATGTCATACCCATCTCCTTGTATCCCTCGGCAATGGTCAGCTGGTTGAAATAGTCGATGACGGCATCAGAGATATTGACACAATTGTCATCTCCATACGAGACCATGGCAACATGCTCGTTGAAGGCTTTCATCGTGCAATACTCTTCAGGCATCACCGTGAGCCACACGTAACGCATGGAGATGGAATTGTAAAGCGAGTTGAGGATCGCTGTAATCGGACATCCAGACGGTTGGGAGTGTGTCCACAAGTAGACATTGTCTCCACAGACATGGACCGAGTTCACAATCTCTTTCCAGAGAACACGCCTGATTTGAGCATTTTCCTCGCCGTCATCATAGAATTTGTTCACAATTTCCACGACTTCAGCGAGAAGCTCCAACACGAGGGTGCCATCGAAGTTGGAGAAGTCTCCCGCAATCACTTTGTCACCTTTGCTGCGCAGCCTCCTGGCAGTCCGCGTCCAATCCAGGGAATAAACATTGGTCCCGATAGAGATCTCATTGTCAATCCTGTTTTTGGCGCAGTGAGCAGCAAAGCCGAGAAAGTATTTACGAAAAACCAACGTGTAAACCATCGGCCCTGCAGCGAAAACTCTCGTTTTTGCGACTCGAACTTTCTCTAATGGACGTCGTTCGTCCTTGAGCGTGTCAGTCCAAATAGTGGGCGTGCGCACGTTGTTCTTTGCATTCTCCTCAACTTGCTTCATCATCTCCTTAATCTCAGGATCCAGCTTGTACTCCCCATCTCCTAACCAGCGCATCTTCCCAGGCATCCCCTTCTTCTCTCGAGTCAAAGGAAATCCAGGAGAAGACTTGCGGTTAATTGGTGCCAGGAATGCGTCTCCCTCGACTCCAGCAACTGCCTCATCATCCGTAAGCACACGAGCGTGATCTGGCTCGGGCAGAGTGTTCACAATGCGCTCCACGTCGTTGACAGCAATAGCCAAACGGGTAGCATCCAAAGATGGCGGGATCTTTCCGGCCTTCTTAAGACCTTGCTGCATTGGATCCACAAGCACGCCGTTCACCTTTTGTGGTTGCAAAGCGCTCGGCGCCGTGCTGGGTTCTACGATGAGTCCGTACACCGCACTCTCACGCAATGCAGTCTTGGTTGGGGAGGCGACCTTAAACAGAGCTTTTCCGACTGGCACAAAGTCTCCCTCCGGCAATGCGATCTTCTGACCAGCGACGGGTGGTTTCAATAGAGGGTCCAAATTGAGGCTCACCTGAGCATCCAGCTCCACTTTAGCCAGACCACGCCGAATGTCGTCGATGTTCAAAGGAGAGGCCATACCAATCCCTTGTGTCCCCGCTACATGGACGCCAATGATCTTGCGTGCAAGCCCAACATGAACACCCATCAAGATTGCCCCACAGTCTCCGTCCTTTGTTTCCAGATGGTACTGATACGCGGAACGTAGTTTGTAGGAATTTCCGAGGCTGTCGCCATAAGGTGCAACGTCATCCACTGCGGTAACCCGTCCATATCGCATCATAACAACACCGTCCGCAGGAGCCATGAGACAACCGTTGACGGTGTTGAAACGCGTCAATTCTGTTGACGAGGCAATGCTCCCTGTGATGTCGGCATGGTCATGGACTGATTTTGGGAACACAATCAAGAGCTGATCCTTCGAAACTCCGCCTTTACCGTCCACCTTGATCCACTTCAGTTTTTCCTTGGGAATAACGTGACCTTCACGCACGGTGGCATTGGAAAGGCGAACCTCTTCAGCCTTCTCTAAGTGGGGAGCCAAATGGCCTGCAGTGAGAGCGGTACGTCCAACAATGAAACAGATCTTGATACGCGCTTTCCACACACCGTCGGTCTTAAGGTCCAGGTTGTACATGTTGTGAAGAATCTTCTTCGAAACCTGGAACGCATTGGGGTCTGATAGAAGTTGAGCCTCAATCTTCTCCTCGCTAATCACTGGTTCGTAATCATCTCCGACGGCGTCATCAATTTCAACCGCCATACTCTGCTTCTTCTTCGTAGAGACATCCCCAGAGCCAGTAATCTCCGTGTGGAGAGCTTCCTTTCTCTTGGTGTGGACATCGCCGGATCCGGAGAGCTCGGTCCTCATGGCCTCCTTCTTGCGCGTATGGACGTCGCCAGAACCGCTCAGTTCGGTCGCGAACTCGAATGGAGTAAATCTCATCTTGTGTCCCCTCAGGATCTCAAACCCAGGTTCTCCATTACGTTCGCCAAATCGGACAACAGTCCCGGCACGATCACATTTTCCACACAATTGGGGATAATGCACCGACTCTTGGACAGTCTTGATGATGTGGGTGTGCTCAAAGATCTCATCACACCAAAGACAAACATGGCGATGCAGAGTACGCTCTCCACGAGTAAGTCCTTCATGCCGGTGATCAAGTGGTGGCCCGACGGCAACAGTCTTAGTTCCTCTCATGTATTGGCCGACAGCCATGAGTAGAATGGGCACCAGTGCAAGACCGATGGTGATATAAGGATGTTCTTTCACCTTCGCAGCCACATCAGCGCAGAACGCTTTGACACGGTCCAACCATCCGTCGCTCTCGCGCCTCAAACGCTCGATGACTTTGCGATTGAACCGCGCGACGCGCTCCTGAATCCCATGCAGGAGATCCCCAACAGAGCACAGGAGCATCGTGTCACGCTTCACCAATTGCTTTAAGCGGTGAGACGCGTCAGCTGTCCACATCTGCTCTTGCTCGGAAATGAGTGTGCTCCACTCCATCTCGATAACATTACAGGTCTTGTTGAAAATCTCTCGAGTGGAATGAAATTCGTCCAAAGCAGGCTGTGTGTCAGGGTGGATAAGCTCGCGGATTTCTGGGTAGATCTCCATGAAGTCAATAATCTGTTGTCCAGTCCAACCTGTCATTCCCTGTAGCTCGACCAATTTCACATCAGTGTCTAGCTCAGTCAACCAGCGCTCCTCTTCAGTGGGAGTGAGTGCTTGAGCGCGAAGTGGTGTCTCGGCGTACTCTTGCAGGAAGCGCTGCATTGTAGACGAGCGTGTGAAGCGATCACGGTATTTCTGGACCGCCAGCTGAGAGAACTCCTGGTAAGACAAAGGTTCATCGTGAGCTAGGCGACCGGTGAGGGGGTCTCGCAGCCAAATCCTATAGACATCCAGAGATGGTTTGGGTGAACCAGTAATGCGCTCCACCTTTGCTCTATCCAAGTAGGTTTTCCCGTCTTCACCTTTACGTGCAAAACTGGGCAACACCTGAACCTCTCCAACCAAGTCGAAGCGCCGGCGCACAGCCTCCCTGCAAGCAATGGACTCCGGTCGGATTTGCTCCACACTCACATTGGAAGTGCAAATAATGACGCGCGAGTTGAAGTAGCTCTTGCTCTTCTCCTCGATCGTCGCCATGTGCAAAGGATATGGGGCCAAGTTGCCAGTGCGAATCAACTCCATGAATTCGGGGTTTGGCTTTCCAGCCGAGTCCACAATCTGAGCAAAATCGTCATAGACGACTACTCGCTGGTTCTTGTACCCATCCCAGTACTCCTGCTCAACGTTCCTCATGTAGATTTCACGTGTTGGGTCCTTCTTTCCTTCAGAGTCTGTCGGGATACCGTCGATCTTGAGTAGGTCCGTGGCGAGAGGCCACATCATGCCAGATTTTCCGACTCCAGAGGTTCCATGAAGATAAATCACAACGGGCTCAATCCTCGGGCCTGATCGAAATGCTCCACTAGCAGTGGCCTTCTCGTAAAGGTTTTTAAGGACAGCCCAATGTGTGTTAAATGGACCAAGGATGTCACGTGGGGCCTTTGACTCAACTGCCTTCTGTGAAAAGATGAGTCCCTGGCGATAAAGTGATTCAAGACGAGCGCACAATTCACTATCGCGCGCGATCTCGTCTGCAGTAGTGAGGCCAACGATTTCTTGAATTTCTTTGAACCACGCAGCAATGCCCTCCATGTATTGTTCTAGGTCTTTGGTTTCAGCTGGTAATCCAGTTTGCCACTCAAAAATCTTCTTGAGCACGAAGGCAATAAGCTGTTCAAGGCCAGACCAAGCAAACGTGAGTCCACGAACAAGGCCTCCAAGCTTTGTCGCGCCGGCGACACAGTCATTGATCTCTGACTCACGGGGGATCTTCTTCATAAGCATAGTACCTCCCATGATTGCAACAACTGTAGCCAGCGACGCGATAGGATCAACATCACCTGCTTGTGCAAAGAGTCCTCCTCGAAGCAAATGGCTCACCGTGCGAAAGTGGTCTTTGACCATGTTCCATGCGTCCTGCGCAAGCTCAGTAGACACGCCACTCGTGACGAGAGTATCAATGATGAGTGGGGCAACAACGCCGGGCTTGAACTTGGCACAGATCATAGCCACAAGCTTGCAGCACAAGGACGTGATCTTCTTGATGGCAGGAATTTCCACATTAAGTCCTCGCAGCAGAGTCGTCAGTTGCTCAGCCAGACCATTCAGCGCGGCATCCGTATGATGGTTGATGTCAATGCCAAATAGCGCTTGAGCACGCAGAACAACTACTGGCCCAAGACGCATCCACATCGTGCGGAAGTCAGGGTCCAGCATGTTCACACGCACAGTGATGGTGTGGTCGGCAAGTTGCACTGGCACGTCATGAAGACGTCCTTGAGTTCGTGAAAAGAGAGGGACAACCCGATGAGAGCCAAAATGTTCGACAAGCTGGGTAAATTTTGAGTTGGAAGCTGCAAAATTAGATTCCTTGACCAACTCCTTGAGAATCGTGCGCTTCTGGGCGTTGTTGCGCGCACGTTCCTTCAGTTGCTCAATTTGCATCTGTGAAAAGCGAGTTCCAATTTGAGCTTTCATCTTGAAGTCCACAGTATCCTGAATAATCGGGGTAAAACGTCCACCACCATGAGTGCTCCACGCATGGTTATTGGCCTTCTCCAATGACTTGAAGTGTCGCTCAGGGCACAAAGTGCAGCCGAGCGGGCCAAAATACCGACATTGAAGCATATGATCGGCAGCGTTCTCCTTTGTCACCTTCTGTCTGCAATAACAAATGGTTGAGCCAGTGCAGCCAGAGTTGGCAAGGTGTTGAATGGTGGCTTTCTTTGTCGTATGTCCTTTCTCGCAATGGTCGCAAACCGTTAAATTCGTGTAAAGGGTAATAGAATCCATGATAGCAGAAAAAGTGTTTCGTCTGGTAATAAACTCAGAGCCAATTATCGATGCTCTTTTCTTCCCAGATATACGTCTTATGTGAAAGGAACTCACGCTTCTGAGAGTGCCAATCCCAGTGAGAGATAATTTCGCTCCACAAAGACTTGTTTCACTAGCTCCGTACTATATCTTTCGGAGAGCCTGAAACGCGTTCCAGCAGTCTAATCAGTGTCATAATCCAAAGATTGGTCCTTCTCGCATATTGTGTGTTAGGATCTATAACTTGCATGCAGCGGTTAATAAAAGGTCCGACTAGTAATTCATTTTCCAGTTCCTCGCAAGGCAGTACTAATGAACCACGCAGGTCTAACTAAAACACAATATCAAATCGTCATTATAAAACAGTATTGGTTTGTTGTTTAAAAAGCGACAGGATCAAGTCCTGGTGAAAAGCGACCACTAGAAGTGGGCAAACTATTTAACGGATAGATCCGTTAAACTGAGTGTGTATGTTGTAGCATACACA